TGGGGCTACGCCTTCAGCGAACAGCCGTCCAAGGGCGACTTCACGGCAGCCATCACGGCCATCGCGGCCGCTGGCTACACCGATCCGGGCGCCACGAATGCCGTCCGCAACTGCCGTCTGCCCGGCTCGATCAACCAAAAACCGGGGCGCGACAGCTTCGCGGCGCGTCTGGTGGAGTTCACGCCCGGCCGCGAGTATACGCTAGAAGACATTTGCGCAGCCCTTCAGGTTACACCCGGACCGTGCGAGGGGCAAGGGATCACGTCCATCAAGATCCGCGACACCGGCAGCGACAGCGTCCTGCGCTGGCTGTCGGACCAAGGGCTGGTGCTGTCTCAGGTCAATCAAGAGGGCTGGTGCGGCGTCGTGTGCCCCAACAATGCCGCCCACACCGACGGCCAGATCGAGGGCCGCTATAGCCCCGTCAACCGGGCGTTCTGCTGTTACCACGGCCATTGCGAGCATCTGGACAGTAACGCCTTCCTTGCATGGGTGGGCGAGCAGGGCGGCCCCAAGGTCCAGCCGGGCTTCCGCGAGGAGTTGGTCGCTGAGCGCATGGCGGCGGTGGCCGAGGCTTTGAAGCCCAACGACATGTTCCGCGACACCGCGTCGGAGGTCATCGCCGAGGTGGAGCGCAAGGAACTCGGCCGCCTCGACAAGGCAAGCTGGTACGAGCGCTTCGCCTACGTCGTGTCGGATGACACTTATTTCGACCTGGCGAGCCGCCGCGAGATGTCGCGCGCGGCCTTCAATGCCGTGTTCCGCCATGTGTCGTGCAAGTCGATCCATACCGAACGCCGCGTCGAAGCGTCCGTCTGTTACGACGAGAACCGCCAATCGGCCGGTGCCCGCGTGCTGGAGGGCATCACCTACGCCGCAGGCGACAGCGTGCTGGTGTCGCTGGAAGGCGACGTCTACGGCAACCGCTGGGTGGACGCGCGGCCAGACCTGTCCGGCGTGCCGCCAGGCGGCGACATCGGCGTGTGGCTGGACCATGCCGAGTTGCTGATACCGGACGCGCAAGAGCGCGAGCATGTGTTCAACGTCATGGCCTACAAACTGCAGAACCCGCAGGTCAAGATCAACCACGCGATATTGCACGGCGGCGACCAAGGCTGCGGCAAGGACACGTTGTGGGCGCCGTTCCTGTGGGCGGTCTGCGGCCCCGGCATGCGCAACCGTGGCTTGGTGGATGGCAAGAACGTCAATTCGCGCTGGGGCTATGCCTTGGAAAGCGAAATCATGATCCTGAACGAGTTGAAGGAACCGGAAGCAGCCGAGCGCCGCGCGTTGGCGAACAGCCTCAAGCCGATCATTGCAGCCCCGCCGGACACCTTGACAATCGAGCGCAAGGGCCTGCACCCGTATGACATGGTGAACCGCGTGTTCGTGCTGGCGTTTTCGAACCATTCGGTCCCGATCACGCTGGAGACGCAGGACCGACGGTGGTTCTGCATTTGGTCCGACGCCCCGCGCATGACGGAGGACGAAGGCAAGGCGTTGTGGGCTTGGTACAAGCACGGCGGGATGGCCCGCGTCGGGCGTTGGTTGCAGGACCGTGACGTCTCGGCGTTCAACCCCAAGGCGACGCCCCTATGGACCGAGTACAAGGAACGGCTGATTGAGAACGGCCGCAGCATGGCGGAAAGCTACATTGTGGAGCAGATCCAGCGCCCATCTATAGAGTTTGCGGCCGGTGTCGTGTCGTCGCCGTTGCACCGCATCTGTAGCGCCTTGCAATCCGGCAGCCCTAACGGGGCGAAGGTGGTGCCGGCCGCCATCCTGCATGCGCTCAAGGAGGCGGGATGGATCGACCTGGGGATGGTCAAGTCAGCCGAATACCAGACCAAGAAGGCTTTGTGGGCGCGCGAGGACATGGTGCGCACACATACAAAAAGCGAACTCCGGCGCATGGTTGAACAGGCACCGGAGCAGGGTTTGAAGCTGGTCAAAAGCTAGAGATCAAGCCATGCCAGCAGCACGGCGGCGATGAGGATACCGATCACCGCCGCCATATTTCACGCGCGAACATGATGAGCAGCGTCCAGCCGCCCACTGCGCCACCGAAGAAGAATGCATATTGCAGCCATTGCATGAGGTTGTCAGGCATTGCCGTTGACCATCGCATAGAGGGCCTGGTCACGGGCCTCGATCTCGATTTGCAGGGCGTCGATCAGGGCGTCGATTTCTTCGCTGTGGCGCAGTTTCATGTCGCGCAACTGTTCCGAAAGGCTTGTACCCATGACGCGGTTATGGGCGCGTTCGGTTTCGACGTCCGAAATCATCTTTTGCAGGCTCATAGTTCTATCGTCCTCTCTCTGTTGGTTAAACGTGTTGTTACTCTGGGAACGGGTGGTGGGGCTGGCCGCCGTAGCAGCGTGAAGTAGATGCAGGCCGTGCCCATGAGGGCGCCGGCGGCGAAGCCTATGAAGAAGAGCATGGGGCCTCCTCTGCGAGTGCTGCGCGGGCTTCCGCCCAGTCATCATTCATACCTGCGTCAAAGAAGCGGTCCGCAGCGCGATCTAGCGCCGCCTGCAGCCGCTCAATCTCGGCGGCTTGCCGTTTAAACGCATCGCCAAAGCTGCCGTTGTCTTCCCGCTGGATGGCTAGGGCGTCCCAGACATCATCCAGTTCGCGGTTTAGCCGTTCGATCTCGGCGGCGGCTTCGTTACGGTCACGTTGACGGCGCTCATGCGTGTCGGCGTAGCTTTCCCCAATGCGGCGCGTTGTGTCGGCATCCCGCAGTCTTGCTACAAGGTCACTCATTGTTAGCCTCCGCCAGGATGGCCTCGACGCGGGCACGTTCGGCCTTGTATTGACCTGCGGCGACAAGTTTGCAGAACGTCGTGTAGCTGTGGTGGGCGGTCGTGTGGTCCGCCCGGTTCAGGTGCGCCGCGATCTGGCTTAGCCCCAGGTCCTGCCTGCGTCGGCGTAGTTCCCAGGCCGCATGGTGGCGCGCGTGGCAGTACCGGCGCGGGCGGCGTACACTGTGCAACTCGTCAACTGTCAGTTCATGGGCCTCCGCCACGGCGGCCACGATCCGTTTTGCGGGATAGCGGCGGCGCTGTTCCGCCATATGCGCCTGGTGCGCCTGCCAGAGCCGGGCAACGTCCTCTTTAAATTTGCTTTCCATCTGTCACGCTTTCTGTTACAGTTGCACTCGTTTCCTTCCCCACATGCAGACTAGGCGGCCCCTTGGGGCCGTCCTTTTCTTTTGGGAGCAGGTTCCGGCGCCGGGCTTCCTGTGCGGCCGCCTCTAGCGCCGCCGCGTGATTGTCCAAGCGTACCTTGACGGCCGCCAGGAAGCGCAACAGGTCCACGTCGTCAAGGCCGGCCACGTTTGCTTGCCAGTGCGCGAGGCTGCTCATGGCTTATCCTCAGCAAGCGCCGCGATTACGCGCGCCAATCGCAAAGCCTCGTCCAGACCTAACGTGCGCGCGTTAACGCTGGCGATTAATTTTGCGCGCGAATTTCGGACGTTTACGTGCCTTCCGTACTGTCCGTTTTCTTCCTCGTCTACATACCAAGGCGGATGTTTCATCAGCGCACCACGTCAATCTGACGCTGTAGCGCGCGGCATTCTTCCTGCCACATGACGGCGCGTTGTTCTGTTTCCTCTAGTTCCTCCCGCAGGCGTGCCGCTTGTGTGGCCTCCGCCGCTTCGGTGTCCAACTGGATGGCCAGCGCTTCCACAAGCGCAATCGAGAGAATGCCGACCTTGGCGCAATCGAGCGCGTGCCGGACCAGTTCCGTCGGGGGCATGTTCATCATGTCTGTGTAATCACGCATAGCGGCGCACCTCTCCGTTATCAATTACGGCCTCCATGACTTGTTCGTGCAGCCATTCACGGTCGACCGCGTCGTAAAGGATATGGAACAAGGGCATGTGCCGCGCGACTTTGGTGTATATGCGCTTGCCGGGTTCCGTGCCGCAGGCGTCAAAATGGAACTCTGAGATATCCCAATCGGGCAAATCATCGACGATCTCGTAGTCTATGCGCGCTTCGCAATCGGTCTCAAAGAGACAGACGTCGTCTTTGCAGACGGTTATGGTCACGGGTACGTAGAACATGGTTCCTCCTATGGTGTGATGATAAAGAAAACGAAAACGAAAGCGTAGGATGCGAGCAACAGCGCCGCGACCTTGGCAAGTTGTAGGGTAAGATTGAGCATGGTCATTCCTCACCGTGAAAGGCTTTGCGGCAAACGCTGCTAAAGCCATATTCTGACATAAGCGCCAGTTTCATATCATCCGGCAACGTATGCCGCGGCACCCACCGCGTTATCTTTGTGGCGCGCTGCGTCACCATTGCATCGCGTCCGCCGTGGTAACGCAATGACCAACATTCGCTGTCAATGCTCAACATGTTAGCGCCCCATCACGAAAACGCAGCCATTCTCAGTGTGGCCTTGATGCAGTAGGCCAATCGTCCACCCCATCTTGTCGCACAAGGCGACGGCGGCCGCAGCGTGCGCCTGCGACTGGCTCAGTTCGTGAGGATAGCTGATCGTGACTGACAGCTTGCCGCCAGACTTGGCCCATGCCTTGATGCGGCCGGGCCTGTAGTTGGTCGGTCCAAGGTACTTTGTGAAGATTGCGCGGCGTCTGGTATCGTTAATCTCTGACATGGTCGGCATTGGATTGTTTCCCCTAGTTGCTTGTGTTTGTGGATATTATAGACGGTGGTAAGTGTTGTCAAACAATTTCTTGTACTTCCACGTTGAACATCCAACCGCTGACAAGGATGAACTCTTGCGCATCCATGTCCCATGCCTTGAAGTAGTCGTCGAAGTCAGTGTTAGGCTGTACGAGAAGGTACAGCTCCAGACCCTCGCCAGCGAATGCGTGAACCTCTTGAGTGTATCCGTCGAGCACTGCTACGTTGTCTGTCATGATCACACCTCCGTTGTGTGCAGCGCACGAATAACGGCGGCGGTGCTGACATTGGCAAAAAATGCGCCGTTGTAAGTCACGCGCCACGTCGCGCCGTGCGAACCGAAACCGTTAAACTGAAAGCTGAAACCGTTTTTCTGAATTGTCATGTCCACATTTCCTCTTGTTGTGTGGACAAGTTATCTCACAACCTGATTTGCTTGTCAACATTCTTTTGCAAAGAATTATGTTGCAGCGTGTTGGCGCTTGTGTTATGTTTTCCCCATAACAGAGGAGAACGTGATGAAAAAGTTTACCGTGGCTTTCGATCCTGAATATGGAACCTGGCTTGTGCTTTCTACCGAAACGCGCGCTCGCTCGTTCGCTATGGTTCCCGTTGGCGTGGCGTGGGAGTTTACCAACCGTGGCGATGCGCAGGCACAAGCGCGCGCGCTGAGCGGCACTGAGACCCCCGTTCGCATGATTGAAACGCCGGAGCGTTTTGAAGCTGTTGCCGACACCGCATATGGTGTTGCGTGGTGAGGTATTGACGCCGCTTTGTAGACGTGCTACGGCTTAAGCCGTAGTTCAAAACGCCCGGTTCACGCCGGGCGTTTTCGTTTTGGGGTGGCCGTGGGGTAGTCGTGGGGTAGCGTTTGGGGTAGTCGCGTCGCGGCCAAAACGCAATAACGACGGCCATATGGGTTATTGGGGTAGTTTAGTCTATATAAGTATAGAAGAATAATAGTATGTGGATAAGTATGTAGACGTGTGGTGTGTAGCGACCTCTTGCAAACTGCAAAAAATACTGCCCACGATACCCCACGCCGCCACCCCTTGCCCCCGCGACGAATATGTGCTTAAATGTGCAAATTCGGACATAGGAGCAAATCATGCCTCAGCTTGAAACTATCTACCCGCCATGCACGTACCGCACGCCGGCGGATCTGAAGGATTGGATGATCCGCGCCAATGCTTACGGCTACGCCACTCGAACCCAGGGCAAGGCCATAATGCAAAAACTACTGCCCATGCTGCCAGTCACCGCAAGCCTAACCGTGCGCACCAGCAAGGGCATGATCTACATGGAAGCGAATGCCACGCTGTTCCGCGTTGATCGGCTGGGCAAGATCATTAACAAGCCGTGGAACCCAAACCCCCGGCAAGCGCCACGCAATCCATGGGCTGATTAACAAAAAGGACCACGACCACATGACGCGCAACCACTAGCTGCATGCTACAATTCCCGGTAGCATAGAACTATATTCCTACATGATGGATGTTGCGGCGCACAAATTTAGCCGGCGGCCTCGAGGCAGGGGGGGACAGGGCCCTGCGGTTCGCTGCTAGTGCTGTGGCCAGGGGTCAAGAACAAAATTTTTTATTTTTTGACCCTCCATCTGCAACATGATAGTTTACCTTCGCTAGCTAAATGGAGACGCACATGCCTGTTGAAGATATGAACGCTGGTATGCCGAAGTGGATGAAATCGACCGACGGCCTGACAAAAAAGATTAACAATGCTGGCAGCGACAAAGAGCTGCAAAAGATTGTTAACCTGATGGACAAGTACGGCCTGTTCGTCCCGCACACTTTGCGTAAGTAAATAGTGTTCCAATCGCTCCCCTATGAGCCACGCAAGCTGGAAGCCACTGAGGCGCGTCTGGAGGCGATCTATCACGCCGCCAAGATGGGGCTGAAGGGCGACGCGCTGGCCTTGGCCGCAGGCATGCTGCCGGTTGAATACCGTCAACTGACGCAGTTCGACCCCATCGCAAGCTATGCCGAAATGAAGGGTCGCGCCGACGGCGAGCAGGAGATGGCGACCACCATCTACACGGCGGCGCGTGAGGGCGACGCCAACGCGGCCATGAACATGCTGAGATACTCACACGGTTGGGTTGCGAAACAGGCCGTCGAGGTGACGATAGACCAGAAGATCTCCATCACGGCAGCACTTGAAGAGGCGCAGCGCAGGGTCATCGACCTGGTCGCAACAGAAGTCGAACATGCAGACGCCACAATATAACGCTGAAGATGAGATGTCGCTCATGGCGTCCCTGTGGACGCCCGCGCTCAAAAACGACCCGCTCAAATTCGTGCTTTATTTGTTCCCATGGGGGCAGAAGAACACGCCGCTGGAGAACTTCGCAGGCCCGCGCAAGTGGCAGCGCGAGGTGCTGAAGGAACTGGCTGACCACATCCGCGACAACGACGGCCGCATCGACTTCGAGACGCTGCGCATGGCGGTGTCATCCGGGCGCGGCATCGGCAAGTCGGCCCTCGTCAGTTGGCTGGTCATCTGGATGTTGACCACCCGCATCGGCAGCACCACCATCGTGTCGGCCAACAGCGAGACGCAGCTACGCGCCGTCACCTGGGCCGAGATCACCAAGTGGCTGGCCTTGGCCCTCAACAGCCACTGGTTCGAGGTAAGCGCCACCCGCGTGATGCCCGCCAAGTGGCTCACCGAACTGGTCGAGCGCGACCTGAAGAAGGGCACGCGCTACTGGGGCGTCGAGGGCCGACTGTGGTCCGAGGAGAACCCGGACGCCTACGCGGGCGTGCATAACTTCGACGGCGTGATGCTGATCTTCGACGAGGCCAGCGGCATCGCGGACCCGATATGGGCGGTGTCGGCGGGCTTCTTTACGGAGAACACGCCCAACCGCTTCTGGCTGGCCTTCTCGAACCCCCGCCGTAACACCGGGTACTTCTACGAGGCGTTCAACGCCAAGCGGGACTTCTGGCGCAACAAGACGGTCGATGCCCGGTCGGTCGAAGGAACGGACAAGGCAGTCTATGAGCAGATCATCCAGGAGTACGGTCCTGACAGCGTTCAGGCGCACGTCGAGGTCTACGGTGAGTTTCCCAGTGCTGGAGATGACCAGTTCATCCCCGTTTATCTCGTTGACGACGCCTTCGCGCGACCGCGCTACAAGGACGCTACCGCCCCTATCATCATCGGCGTCGATCCGGCCCGGTTCGGGGCGGACGCGACGGTCATCGCCGTCCGGCAGGGACGCGACCTGAACGCCATCAAGCGCTACAGGGGCGACGACACGATGGAGATCGTCGGCCGCGTGATCGAGGCCATCGAGGAGTACAACCCAGCACTCGTCGTGATCGACGAGGGGGGCTTGGGCGCCGGCGTCGTGGACCGCCTGAAGGAGCAGCGCTACAAGATCAAGGGCGTCAACTTCGGGAACAAGTCAGTGAAGCCCATCATGTACGGCAACAAGCGGGCCGAGATGTGGGGCCTCATGCGCGAGTGGCTGAAGACGGCGTCGATACCGGCGGACAAGCTGCTGAAGTCCGACCTGACGTCGCCCAAGATCAAGCCGGACAGCAAGGGCACGATCTTCCTGGAGGGCAAGAAGGAGATGAAGGCGCGCGGGCTTGCGAGCCCCGACGCTGCCGACGCCATCGCGGTGACCTTCGCGTACCCCGTCGGCAGCCGCACCCCCGTTGACAAGATACAGAGGCGGTCGTATGGTAGGTCTGGAGTTTCAACTTCTTGGCTAGGATCGTAGCACATGGGCAATACTAAATCTATTGGCGTGGCGTATTCAGATCAGGACATTTCAGGGGCTGACACCCTTTCCGCCGTAGACATCTACGCCACCGACGAGATCGGTTACTCGGCCGATGCGCAGGGCACTGTCACGCAGTTGACGGACAAGTCCACGGGCGTGACGCTGAACAAGTCGGCGGGCCAGATTACCATGAACAACGCCGCACTTGGGGCCACCACCAACGTAGCGTTCGTGCTGACGAACAGCACGATCAGCGCCAAGGACGTGGTAATCGTCAACGTGGCAGGCGGCACAGCGGCGACTACATCCTACAACTGTTGGGTTTCCGGTCATGCAGCTGGGTCTGCTACCATCGTGCTGCGCAACATCACGGCCGGCTCTCTGTCCGAAGCCGTTGTGCTGAACTTCGCCATCATCCATTGCGCGTAACATGGTCAACTTGTCCGTCAAGCGTGGCGAAAAGCTACCTGTCGGCAAGGGTGCGGGCCTGACTGCCAAAGGTCGGGCCAAAGTTAACCGCGCAACGGGCAGCAAGTTGAAGGCTCCGGCGCCCAACCCGCGCACTGAGGCCGACAAGGGCCGCAAGGCCAGCTTCTGCGCCCGCATGGGCGGTGTTGTGGCCAAGTCCAAGAACGCCGAGCGGGCCAAGGCGTCGATGCGAAGGTGGAAGTGCGGATGAAAACGGGCCTCTACGCCAACATTCACGCCAAGAAGGCCCGCATCGCTGCCGGATCGGGCGAAAAGATGCGCAAACCGGGCACCAAAGGCGCTCCGACCGCTGCGGCCTTCCGCAAGTCAGCCAAAACACGGAAAAAGTGACATGCCCCCTAAAGGAACATCTAAATCGCCTTCTGCGCCGTCAACCACACGGGTATCAACAGTCTATAAAACGATTGCCCCTAAAGGCAAAGGTTATGGATCCCAAAAAATTACCGCGCAGCAGTACACACGCACACCGAAGGATGGCAGCGCCAAGGCCGGCGTAATTTGGGACGCTTTGCAGACTGCGTCTGCAATGCCCAAAGGCCTTAAGCGTCAAAAGGCCGTAAATATGCTGGTCCGCGCGTATGGCGCCGAACAAGAAATTGCAGATAAAGCGAACAAAAAGGCAGAAAAAGCATATTTTAAGGCGCTAAATGAGCGGTTAATTAAGACCCATAACCGCGACCGGAAAAAGTGACATGCCGCTGGTAAAATCAGCCTCAAAAGGGGCATTTCGGGCCAATTTGAAGGCCGAAATTGCAGCTAAACGCCCGCTAAAACAAGCCGTTGCAATCGCCTATTCAGTCCAACGTAAAGCTAAAAAGGGTAAATAGAATGGCCCCGCGCCTTGGCGGCGAACTGCCGCCCTACACCACGACCGGCACCCCAAAGCCCAAGAAGCCCCGCAAGGCTATGGCCACCATCGTCCAGCGCGCGATCAGCAACAGGTCCACTGGCACGCCCGGCACAAGTAAGTTCGTGCAGCGGTCACCGCGCGTCAGCACCGGCACACCGGGCACAAGTAAGTTCGTGCAGCGCATGCCGGGTGGTGCTCACCAGCGCAAGCCGAGCGCCGCTGGCGTTGGCATGGGACGTGTCATGAACACCCTCCGTGCCAAACTCACCGCACCGCGCAAGCCGGCCAAGTAAAGGACCACGACAATGGCTAAGGATAAGTCTACTTCAGGACGCGGCATGATGTCGATGCCGGGCACGGCTACGAAAGTTCGGGCCGACCGCTACCGGACAAGCTACGCGCCGGGCGATTATGCAAAATCTCGTCAGCCTGCCGCTAAGCCCGGCATGATCTCGCTTCCTGGTACGGCTATGAAAGTGCTTGGGCAGAAGTTCTCAACCAAATACACCCCCGGATCTTACGCCACTTACCGCAAGGGGCTGGCCGCCAAGAAGCCCGCGACGGTCGTCAGCAATGTGACCAGCGAGAAGCTGTCGCCGACCCCGGCTAAAGCCAAGGCGCCCGCCACCAAGGCCGTAAGCATGCGCACGGGCGACACGACGGGCGTCACCACCGGCAAGACGACGGGCACCGTGTCCCGCACGCCGGGCATGGCGTCCAAGACCAAGCAGTCGGCCTACGGCCGCCAGATGGCTAACGCTGCTCGCAACCAGCCCGCAGGCCCTATGGGCGGCGGCAGGGGTGGTAGCATGGGCGGCGGCACTGGCCCCAGCCGTTCAGGCGGCGGCGGTAACTTGGGCGGCGCCCGTGGTCGTATTAGTGAACCAGGCGGTTCAAAGAGGTAAGTATATTGGCTGACGACGGCATCATCGGCGCGGCGCAGGTCGCCAACGGCGGGTCGGACAAGTCCGATCTGCTCGCCACCATGCGCTCGCGTTTCACGATGGCGCTTGCTGCCTACAGCGAAAGCCGCGAGGATGAACTGGATGACCTCCGGTTCATGGCGGGTTCGCCTGACAACCAGTGGCAGTGGCCGGCCGACGTGCTGGCGACGCGCGGGTCCGTGCAGGGGCAGACGAT